AGAAGATGGCAGAGGAATACGGCGGGAAGAAGAAGGCGGAGCGTGTGTTCTATGCTGCGGCGAACAAGGGAACGATCAAGGGGGTACATGGCAAAGGGCACCGGAAGGCGAAGTGAGTCATATCGTGGGTTGTGGTAAGAGTCCACTCGGGGGCCATTTACGGATGACGTCCCCACTAGGATGCTGTGGTGCTGACGAGCGCCGATGCAGTGCCCTGGCCCACGACCATTATGCTGAAGTTGGCAATATGGTGGAGGTGTAGTGCCTAACAAGAAGCCTGCCGTAATGTCCGGGCCGATAGACAAGGCCATCTCCGAAATGACGGATGAGGAGAAGGAGTATCGGCAGCTAGAGCATATCAAGGTGTACGGCTGTGATGGTAAGCCGGGGAACTTCCTGTACTTCCTGGATGAGTACGTGAAGATCATCGAACCCAAGACCCTGATGCAGGCCGGGGGGCTGGTGAAGTTTCAGACCTGGCCCCACCTGATGAGGCTCACTAGGGACTTACTGGACGACCAGATACTCAGTGTGGTGATACTCAAGTCACGGCAGATCGGGGTGTCGTGGCTCCTGGCAGCATGGACGTTGTGGAACGCCATGACCAAGATGGGCGACATGACCATGCTGTTCTCCAAGGGGCAGGACGAGTCCGTTGCTCTGCTGGACAAGTGCCGCAAGATATATCTGAATCTGCCACCGTTCCTCAAGCACGAGAAGGTAGACCCGGACTCTACAGAGGCGATGGGATTCCCCATCATGCAGAGTCTCATCAAGGCTTTCGTGAGTACCCCCAGTGCCGGGGTAGGGTTCAACGCTGCCAGGTTGATATGTGACGAATGGGAGCAACACCCGTATGCGAGTGAAAACTACACCAACGCCAAACCGACTATTGATGCGGGAGCTAAGTTTGTCGGCTGCTTCACGATTGACAAGACGAAGACGGATTCTCTGGCAAGGACGATATTTAAGGGAGCACGGGGAGGACGCAACAACTTCAAGGCCCACTTCTTCGGATACAAGTGTAGGCCAGGGAGAGACGATGCCTGGTATGAAAAGGTAAGGCTCTCTGTTCCCGAAGAGGAACTGGAGGGACTCTCTCGTGATCTCTACATGCAGGGGAACTACCCCGCCACCGAGCAAGAGGCTCTGGAGCCAGCCAAGACACTCAGGGCATTTGACCCGACCGTGGTAGAGGCCATGAGAGAACGGTGCTGCGCGCCGGTCAAGATACAGGCAGATGGTGTAGATACGGGTATATGCCACATCTACCAGGGGCCGATGATTGGCGACTTCTATGTGGCCGGCACAGATACCAGCCACGGTACGGGTAAAGACTACTCCGTCACGGCGATTATGAATGTCAAGACGGGTGTGATTGTGGCTGACATTCTGGACAACCGACTCAGGCCAGAGGAGTTGGCATATCACTCCGTCAAACTGCTGGAGTTCTACCGCAACCCGATGTGGTGGATCGAAGACAACGACTGGGGGGGTGTCACCATCAGCAAGGCTCTGTCCCTGGGATATCGCAACATGGGGTACCGGGATAAGGACGGGATGAAGTGCGGGTGGCACACAGACAACAAGAGCCGTGAAGAACTATGGGGAAAACTCATACCAGCGTTCAATAACTGCCAGGTGACGGTGTTCTCTTATCAGGGACTCATGCAGTTTCGGGACTGCATCCGTGACTACGAGAAGGGGCGCATTGAGGCGGCTCAGGGCAAGAATGACGACTACCCGATGGCGGTAGGCATCTGTGTTGTCAAGTGCGAAGAGATAAACGTGCTGGCTAACTGGAGGCCGAAACCCATACAGACATTCCACTTTGGGCCAAGGGCGGATAACTATGATCCGGCACTTCACATGAGGAGATAACGTATGGCAAAGAATAAGTCAGGCATCCCGCAACCCTCCGTAGAGGACATCAACGACCTCGTGGCCAAGAACACGGACCTGTATAGTGACCTTCATCGGCAGTTTGAGGCTGACGAGACGTTCTATGAGCTCGCCTTCGGGAGTATGTTGAACCTACCCGAAGAACACAAGAATATGGCCATTGTTCTACCCACGGCCAGGGAGCTCGTGGATACCTTTACGGACCATGTGGATGTGACCAATGCCCGCGTGTTTGTCAACAAGAAGGGCGAGTCGGGAAAAGACGAAGAAACCGCCGAGATGGAACGGAAGTTCGGGCTCGGACTCATATACCGGACTAACGTCGAAGCCCCTATCAGCCCGTGGCGTGATATTGCCAAGCACGTCCCCCTGTACGGTGTGGGTATCATGCGTGACCTCTACGTGGCTGATATGTGGCCGATGGGGCCGGAGCGTGACGAGGATGAGTCCGATTCTCGGTACAACGAACGTGTGGATGAATGGCGTTACGAGACATCACAGACCATCCCCATCGACATTCAGGCCATCAACCCGCACAACGTCATGTTCGACCTGTCATACGGCCCCCCTCAGTATGTGATCGAGTCCCACGAACGCCTCTGTATCGACGTGAGTCGCCAGTATCCATCATGGGGAAACCCCAAGGGCAGAAAAAACGTCGAAAAAGTCGATGTGATCTCGTACTTTGACAAGGAATGGCGGTGTTTTCTCGTGGACGGGGAGCCGACATACCGAAAAGGCACGAAAAGTAACCGTTCCGGTGTCATTCGGCATGGTTATGGTTTTCTACCATACGTCATTTTTGACTCGGGACTCGGCAACCACTCCTACGACAACGACATTTCCAAGCGATATGTGGGCGTTTTGCGCTATCTGAGAGACGTTCTGGTCTCAGAGTCACGCAATTACTCCGTCATGGACATTATTACGGCCAAAAACGCATGGCCAGCAGGCATAATCAAGGGACCGGGGGCCGCTAATGTGCAAAATCTCAAGCTCGGGTTCGGGGATTGGACAGCACTCCCCACCGGAGTCGAGTTGGAAGAGCTTCAACCCAAAATGTCGCCCTCCGAACTGGTACAGCACTTTATGATTACCCGACAAATTGCTTCTGACTTCGGCTCTGTGGCTGCTCTGAAGGGTTTGAGCCAGGAAGGGGTACGGTCCGGTGCCGATAGACGCCTCACCATGAGCGAAGCCGTCTCTCGCATGAGGTATGCCGAGACAGCGTTCCGGTACAAGACGGCACAGGTGCTTACTAATTGTGCCAGATTGTTCAAGAACGTCATACCAGGCGATGTGAGGGTGTGGCAGCGCACTCCCACCGACGAATTTGATGCCGTTATCAAGAAAGACAAGATGAAGGAGCCGTTTAACTACTACGTGGAGTTCGCTCCTATCTCCGAAGAGGACGAATACCGCCGGCATGACGACTTGGAGAGGCTCTACACGTCTGGCATCACCACGAAGCAGTGGGCGCGTAAGCAGATGAGCAATGTTGATCCCGAAGCGATGGAACGAGAGGAAATGAGGGCGGCAATCGCCCAGTCCCCGATGGTATTGCAGATCAAAGACCAGTATGTTGCCGAGGAACTGATGAAGGCCATCCAAAAGAGGCAGATGGCAGAGGGGATTGTGGCCGGTGGGATTCCGGTTACGCCGGGGCTTCCTACTGGCGGGGGACAACCTTTGGGTGCAGCACCGGGGCCGCAACCCGGTACCCCCCCGACAATGCCGGGTGGTTTAGTGCCACCTGTACCCAATAGAGCCGCACCGGGATCCGCTGGAGACATGCAGAATCAACTACAGGGCATGAGAAGGCCGACACCCATCAACCAACAGGGGCAAGGTGGCGGCGGGGCCAGGGGGGCCACACGATGAAGAAATTAAAGGACACTGAGTTTACCCGCGCCGTTAAGGAACACCTGGACACGTGGATGAAGGTGTGTGAGGAGTACATCAAGGATGAGGTGGCACCACTGATGCGGTATGGCGTCACACCCGAAGAGATGTTTGGCCCCTACAAGACCTGGAGTGCTGGCACCGTCCAGATGGCACAGCAGGTGTTCGGGGACGAGGTAGCGAAATTCATCGGCAAGAATGAGATAGAGGCCATGCACGAGGCCGAGAGCGAGGTGGTCTAATGGTTATGGACAATTGGCAATGGAACCCGTCCCCCGAAGAACAGGCATGGATGAACAACCCTCCGCAGGCAAATCAGTCTGACTACTACCAGCAGCAGTACGGGTTGGGGCAGACGGCGGGGATACCAACGAGTACGGGGTTTGGTAGTACCGCACCGGGGGTTTCCCAAACCAATGCCGTCTACGAGGCCGCGTTGGCCGAGTACAAGAAGAAACTGACTGGCTGGATGTGGAAGACCTATCCGGGGCTCACGGCCAGCAACTTTCAGGCCATCTTTGACCATTACTGGGGTATTCAGATGGACGCCATCAAGTCATACGCCGATAAGGTTTACGGTGGGATGGCATATCTGACGGATGTGCCTGTGGGGGAGAGAGACCTTGTAGACATCTACCTGAAAACCAACACGGACTGGACAGGCGTGCCAACCGCACAGGCAAAACAACAGGCCGACATTTCACAGTGGGAGAATACCAAACAGTCGCAAGACCCAGCGGAAGTTGCTGACTTCTCCAGGGCAAAACTGATCGCCGCTGGATACGACGCTGAACAGGTCAACAACATGGGTGATACATCGGTTACCGCCCTATATAACGGTCTGGTACAGTCGGGACAATTATCGTTTGCCGTAACAACTACCCCTGAGACACCGACCACCCCAACTGAGGAAACTGGCACGGCTACCTATCCCGCATGGATGACCGATATGACCAAAAGCCCGGATACAGTCGGGCAGGTATCACCATCCGGCTCGTGGGAATGGGACAGAAGCCTTCAGATGTGGCAACCGGGGGCAGGTGCATCCGGTGGAAGGGCTGCGGCACAACCCACAACCCAGCTCGGATGGGGCAAACAGTGGACACAGAACCCCACTACGGGTGCATGGGGGGAAGGCCCAATGTCCGCCTCCGACCAGTTGGCTCAGGCGCAGTGGGCAAACCTTCCAGAGAACTGGTATCAGGTAGCCGCACTGGAGAAACAGACGGGCGAGAACAAGTATGCCTATCAGGTGCCCAATGTGGTGAGTTCCCTTGTGAGCGCGAACGGTGCGCCGGTCACGGGGGCAGCTGCACAACTTGGTGGTGCCACGTCCTACAAGACAGGTACTCAGTCCGGCCAGGGGTTCGGTGCCATGTCCGACGTAGACCAAAGACAACTACAGGGATGGTTCGGTTCCGGGCTTGCTGGCATGGACTGGCAATCGTATCAGGACAAGGTGAAGGAACAAGGGGCACCATCGGGGTACTCAGGATGGCTCAGGTATAGACGCTAATGGCGAGTATAGGGCTGAGTCCCGAACAGCAAGCCCTCATAGACAGATACCGTTCTGAACAGAAACAGTCTCAGGTATCCGAGTACGACCTGTGGAAAGGCAAGACGGCTACTCCCGCGGGCGGTTCTTCTATCCTGTCCAAAATAATGACTCCCTTTACATGGTGGAACGAGCATGTTGATAAGCCGTGGGCCGCTATCCTGGCATCAGGAGCCACACCGGAGACACCAGAATCAAAGGGGCTCCCCTGGTTGCAACGACAACAGAAGGAATACGAACAGTGGAAGTCACCGTGGGGGGTTAAGGGTGGGCTAGAGACATTTGCCAACCCGTTGAACTATGTGCCCATCGGTGGGGCCGTCGTAGGCGGGGCCAAGTTACTAGGCAAGGCCGGCATGGCCGGGAACGTAGTCTCCAAGATTGCCAGGGTAGGACAGGGCATTAGCAAGGTGGAGAACCTGCCGGGGGAGATCGTTACAGGGGCCGCACGTAAGATGGTAGAACCCGTGTTGGGTAAGACCCCTGGCATTGGGAATCTGGCCAAGCAGTTCTCCGAGACAGGGGTATTGAAAGAGGCCGGGGCACTTGGGGAAAAGACTGTAACCGAAGGGGTGAGGCTGCTCAATCAGGAAGCCAAAGTCGGGGTGACGCCCTACAAGTACCTCACCATCTTCAAGCCGCTCAAGGAGATAGTCGATACCCAGTTTACCCAGGACGATGCTCGCAAGGTGGCCGAGTGGCTGTCGAAAAACCCTGTCACCCGTAAACTCACGCAACTCATCAACCCCTCCGGCATACCCAAGACGGAACTGGAGAAGATGGAACTGGCCGAGATACGCCGGGGGGTGCAGATAAAGGCCATCGCTGCCAACGCCACAGCATCACTCAGAGCAATGAACGCACCCGAGTTGTTCGGCTACACTGCGGCAGACAAGATAGCCACGAAGGTATTGCCGAAGGAAGGCTTTGAGGACGCCTCCAAGGCTATTGGCGATGTGCTGGCCACACCGTCCCACTACAACCTCACTCCGCAGCAGTTGGAGTACGTTGCCGCGTCCCACCAGATTGAGAAGGAATCGGAGGATCTGGCCCAACGGGCAGGGATAAAACTCACCAAGAGACAACTCAAGCCGGACGAGGTATATCAGCCGCGGTACACGAGGGCAAGGCGGGTAGCAGAGTTTGGTAATGGTTCTGTTGTACCCCTTGCACCAGAGGATGTTCTACCCACCGGAGCCACCGAGAAGTGGCTGTCTGCATCGGGCAAGCAGATAGACAAGCCCATTATCTACGACACCCAACTTGAGGGTATCAAGGCCGGTGTGGACTACATGGAACCTGAGGATGCCATGCAGGCCATGATAGAGCAACGTCTTAACAAGATTTCCAAGACTGAGTTCGTGGAAAACGTGGATGCGATGGCCAGGGCGAGCGGTGCGGCCCTGACTCCCAAGGAACGGATTGAACTGGGCAAGTATGCCGGGATTACCGAGGCCAAACGTGCCGCGGTCAAGACTACATACACCCTCCGCAAGATACAGCGTGATATTCAAGATGCCATCGCCTCCAAGAAGCTGAGTGGTTCCACTCTGGCTATGATAGACAGGGAACTACCAGAGTTGGGGGCAAGACTCCGCGAGTTGCTGGTAGTGCCCAAGCCCACACTCAAGAAGGCCATACTGGGTGTTTCCGATGATGTGTGGAAGATGGTGGAGAAGGATACGGCCCAGGCAATACGCAGGGCAGAGGTCGAGGTGGGGAAGGTGGGAACACAGGCGGCTAATGCCCTTCTAACCAGAGACACCTTCATGGATGCCATTGCCAAGGCGCAGGCAGAACGTGGTGTTGTGGGCGCGGTTGCAAATATTTCAATCGGGGACATGGCCAACGCCATGCGTAATGTCGGGCTGAAGGACGAAACTGTTGTAGCCCTCATGGATGACATCTACAAGCAGATTGGCGATGCCAAAATCCTGGTGAAGGAAACCGCGAAGGCCGGGGAACAGGCGGCAAAGGCGGGAGTCAAAGAGGCGTTCTCCGCTGAGGCCGCGGCCACGAAAGCCGCCGGACAAGAGAAGGTGTCGGCACTCCGCGGTATCCGCGACGAGGTAACGGCCTTACTGGGGAAGTCGCAGCAGACACTCAAGAGCAAACAGGCCACCTACAAGGCCGGAATGGAAGTGGCAAGAACACCACTTGCCATGACGGAGAAACAGATACTCCACGGCAACTTCAACGGCAAGATATACCCCCTCGATATGGCGAAGTCCATTAACAAGATGTTCGATTTCGAGAACGTGGATAAGTGGCTCCGCACCACGCAGTCTGTTACCGCGGTGTCTCGTTCCATGATGTCCGGCATGGACTTTGGCGTGACCCAGATACACCTACTCCCGATGGCGTTCACTAACCCTGTCGGCTGGGCCAAGTCTATCCAAAATGAATTTGCCTCTTTCGTGAACCCGAGACAAGTCTGGAAGTACATGGACAAGAACCGGGAGATCATCAAGGAGATGAACAGACTCGGGATCAATGTGGGGGGTATGACACCGGAAATGATAGAGGCGTTGGGCGAAGGTGGCATACTCAAGAAGATTCCGGGGATGAACAGGTGGGAGGCATCGTTCACCGGAGGCTTGACTACAGGCCAAGTGGAAACCTACAAGGCACTACGCAAGTTGGCGGTGGGGGCCGACGGACTACTGGACGATGCGCTGGCCAATGATGTTGGAGCCTTCGTCCGCAATGTGACCGGCACTCTGGACTCACGACTGTTGGGCATACCCGCGGGGCAGCGTGCAGCCGAAGCCAGTTTTGCCTTCTTCGCTCCCAGATACACACGTTCTATCTTCGCCTTGTGGTCTACGATGCTCACCAATCCCACCATGCGAGTAGAGGCACTCAAGACACTTGGCTCTCTCTTTGCCGGGGCCACGGGTATCTACGTGGCCGCGTGCAAGGCCGCAGGACAGGAACCTCAGTTGAATCCCACCAAGGGTAATTTTATGACTATGAAGATAGGAGGCACCAATGTCGGTATTGGTAGCGGACAGATTGCTATGCTTAAATTCATGGCCAACCTGGCCAATACCGCCGCCTCCAGCCCACAGGACTTCCTCAAGATCAATCCCAAGGAAACCGAGACATGGCAGGATAACCCCTTCGCCAAGTTCGTGAGGGGTAGAACCTCAGTCCTGACCGGCACAGCCCTTGATATGCTCACTGGACGTACCTATATCGGGGAACCGCTGGACTCCGCACCCGACATACTCAGGGAAGAAGTGGTGGGCAACGTACTGCCGTTCTGGATGCAGAGCTATATCACCGACACTCCGAGGCCGGGTATAGCTGACTTGCCTGCGGAAATGTTCGGTATGAAG